CGTTGAAATTCAGGTTGCAGACACAAACGAGCCTGAAACCGACTTCAATGCCAGTATCGAGCAGCTAAAACAGCAACTTGAAGCTGAAAAGCAGGCTCGCATCGACGCCGAGCGCCGCATTCACGAAGCCCAGAGCCGTGAATATGCAGCGCGCAACGAAAAGGCCGATACCGACCTTCAATTGATCAACAACGCCATCTATACGGTCAACACGAACACCAACATCCTGAAGTCTCACTACGCTGAAGCGATGCAGGCAGGTGACTATGGGCGTGCAGCCGAAATCCAGCAGGAAATGGCGTCTAACGAAGCCAAGCGTCTGCAACTGGAAAACGGTAAAGCGGCAATGGAGGCTGCACCGAAGCAGGAACCGCCGCGACAGCAACCCGCAGACCCGGTCGAGGCGCTAGCATCGCAGCTTACCCCTCGCTCTGCCGAGTGGATTCGGCGTCATCCTGAGTTCGCGCGCGATCAGCGCCTGTTCAACAAGATGATCAACGCACACAACCTTGCTGTTGCAGACGGCATCCAGCCAGACACTGACGCATACTTTGCCGAGGTCGAAAGCACCCTGAAGATCAACCGTGGCGCGGCGGCAACCCAGGCTGAAACGCCAATGGAACAGACCGCAAAAGTCACGCAACAGCGTGTGTCGCCCAACGCAGCGCCAGCAGCGGCACCCGTCAGCCGTCAATCATCCAGCGACCGGCAAACGGTCGTCCGCCTGACCGCCGCAGAACGCGAAATGGCGAGCATGATGAAGATGACACCCGAAGAATACGGGAAAGAAAAGCTGAAGCTGCAGCGTGAAGGCAAAATCCACTGAAAGGATAGAACATGAGTGGTTCAATTACACGGCGTGCGATGAAATCCGCGCCCAAAAGCGTCCTACAACAGGCGCTTGAAACACCTGAAACTGCCGACGCGCCGGTTGTGACCGACATTAAGGTTCCCGACGCGCCGCAACGTGCTGCCATGCGACAGGCTATGCGTGATGAAGACCCTCGCGCACGTGCCGCACGTCGAGCCGCCGAACTGCGCGGCAACATTGGCGACATGGATGAAGGCACTGACGAGTTCTTTATCCCGCCGCACCTCGTCCCTGACGGCTGGACGTATGAATGGAAGCGCAACACCATCCTCGGCCAGGAAGACCCCGCGTATCAGGTCGCCTTGGCTCGCAAGGGGTGGGAAGCCGTCGATGCAAGCAGACACCCTGAAATGATGCCCATCGGTTCCAAGGGCGTTGTGTCTCGCAAGGGCATGGTCCTGATGGAACGACCGAAGGAAATCACTGACGAAGTGCGCCAGATCGAAAAGAAGGTGGCGCGCAATCAGGTTCGGCAGAAGGAGGAACAACTCAACTCCGCACCTGACGGTCAATTCGGGCGCGATCACGCCCAAGTTCGACCGAAAATCAACAAAAGCTACTCGCCGATTGCCATTCCTGCCGACGAGTAAGAACACACGAAGTAAAAGGGCCGTAAAAAGCCCTTTTATTTGCGTTTTGACTTGTGTATGTTGACGGGCAGCAGGGTTTATCCCTCCCAAATGCCTCGGGGTGTTTGGTATTAGTTATCACCCGGTTTCCCATCGCCCCGGTGTGCGATGATGGAGCCTCCTTTTATGAAGGAGAACCCGTCATGGCGAATACAAACGCGCCTTTCGGTTTTTCGCAGTATTCTGGGACCGGTTCGTCCCCGACCTATGAGCAAGTGCAGCTTGCGATTTCGTCCACCAACTCTAGCAGCCCGCAGATTTTCTCGGGTGACCCGGTGGCGCAGCTTTCGACGGGCTACATCTGTCAGGTCGGCACCAACAGCACCACCTCGGCCAATGCCGCCGCTGCTGGTAGCATGATCGGCATCTTTGCCGGCTGCAAATACCTGTCGGTTTCGCAGAAGCGCACCGTGTGGTCGAACTACTTCCCCGGCGTTGGCGACGTGAACACCGCAGCTGCGGTGACTGCTTACGTCATCACTGACCCGAACGCTCAGTTCCTTGTTCAGACCGCCAATAGCAACACGACCGCCACTGCGGTTGGCGTTTCTGCCATCGGCCAGAACATCGGCTTCGCCTACGGCACCGGCACCGGCACCAACACGAACACCCTCGGGACGACCCCTGGCAACGTGTCCACCGGCCTGTCCACCGCCTACGCGGACCAATACACGCTGACCACGCCGGGCGGCACCAGCGCCACCTTGCCGTTCCGCGTCATCGCCCTTGCCAACTACACTCCCGACGGGTCCAACCCGCTCCAGAGCATCAACGGCAATGACTTCACCTCTGCCTACAACCGGATTGTTGTTGCCTTCAATACGATGGCGATGAAGTCTGGCGTGGCCGGTATCTAACAGGGAGTAGGCACCAATGGCTGTCAATCTTTCAGCGATTAAAGACCTTCTCCTGCCGGGCTTGCGTGGCATTGAAGGCAAATACGAGATGATCCCGTCGCAATACGACCGGATCTTCACGAAGCACGACTCGAAACTGGCTCTCGAACGCACCGCCGAAATGCGGTTCCTCGGCCTCGCGCAGTTGAAGACTGAAGGTGGCCAGACCTCCTTCGACAACGGCGCTGGTGAGCGGTTTGTCTACAACCAAGAGCATTCTGAAATTGCCCTTGGTTACGCCATCACCCGCAAGGCGGTGGATGACAACCTCTACAAGACCCAGTTCCATCCGTCGAACCTCGGCCTGATTGAATCCTTTCAGCAGACCAAGGAAATCTATGGCGCGAACATCCTGAACACCGCCACCACCTACAACGCCAACGTCGGCGGTGACGGTGTGGCCCTGTGTTCGACGGCGCATCCGATTGACGGCAGCACCGTTGCGAACCGCCCGACGACCGACGTTGACTTGAACGAGGCGACCCTGCTGAACGGCATGATCAGCATCCGCACCAACTTCAAGGACATGGCTGGCCTGAAGGTCTTCGCCCGTGGCCGCAAGCTGGTTGTGCCGCCGCAGTTGGAACCGGTTGCGATCCGTCTGACCAAGACGGAACTTCGCCCTGGCACGGCTGACAACGATGTCAACGCGATCTTGACCACTGCCGGCGGCTTGCCGGAAGGTTACATGGTCAACGACTTCTTGACGTCGCCGTATGCTTGGTTCCTGCTGACGAACATCGACGGTTTGTCCTACATGGAACGTGTGAAGTTCGAAACCGACATGCAAGTGGACTTTGTCACAGACAACCTCTTGGTGAAAGGCTACGAACGCTACAGCTTTGGCTATTATAACTGGCGTTCTATTTGGGGCAGCTTCCCCACTTCGTAACTGAGGTAGTAACCTTCATGCTTCATGACGCCACTTCCCTTCAACCAAACAATGTGGTATGGTTCAAACCGCACCACACTGAAGGAGAAGTGCGCGTTATGAATAATGTTGATGACTTAACTCAGGAACAAATGGCGTTCTTGTTCACATACCACCCAGAAACGGGTGTCTTTATCTGGAACATCAATGCGGGGAAAAATGTTCGCGCTGGTAGTTCCGCTGGTCATGTGAAAAATACAAGGTCGCAAAAAAATGGTGTTCAACAATCTTACCGCTACTTGCGGTTTACGGTTGATGGCAAGAAATACGAGACTGTAGCGTCTCGTGCTGCTTGGCTTTTCGGATATGGTCGTTGGCCCAATCAACGCATTCGGCACAAAGATGGGGATACCCAGAATTTGCGCTTGGATAATTTGTATGAAGCCACGACGATATATGAAAACGACGAATGGAAAGCTGGTGACGGGGCAACCCCCGGATACTCTCGTTCTTGGCGTAACCAAAATCCGTTAGCTGCTAAAGACTCTGAATTGCGGTCTGCTTTTGGTATCGGTCTTGCGGAATACTGTGATATGCTTGTCGCCCAAAATGGCGTTTGTGCCATTTGTCGCAATGACGAGAAAGAAGAACGGGACGACAAAAGAAAAGCGTTAGCTGTCGATCACGACCATGTGACAGGCGGCATTCGTGGACTTCTTTGTTCTGCCTGCAATACTGGGATTGGTAAGTTTGGAGACGACCCCGCCATCCTCCGCGCCGCTGCCGATTACCTCGACCGGTGCAAGCAAAAGGAAGCTGCCTAATGTCTAACCCTAAAGTATTCCGAAAGGAGCCAGCCAATGGATATTAATGGCGGCGTTTATCCGAACGCCAACGG